ATTGGTAGGCTTGTGATACGGTAACCTCTCTTTCGAGTATTACTGACCACATCTTAGCTATGCGCTTGTGGTTTTCGTGAGCATCGCCGTAGGCTTTGGCCCGTGGGCCGTTAATCATCTTCTCGGCTTTTGCTAATATTTCTTTCCTGTTCATATTATGTAACTCCTCAATGCGTCTTCTGGCTCGATTAAATATAGATTTTCTTTTGTTCTTGTTACGCCAACGTAGAATACGCGGTGCAGTTCGTCGGGGTCTTGCTCCGCTGCCTTTGATGCAGAGGGAGATATATCGGTAAATAGCACAACGTTATCTGCTTCGCCACCTTTTGATCCGTGAATTGTGGATAGCGTTATACGGGGCGTGCTATTAAATTTCTCTCCGCGTCGTAGTAGAGCGGTGACGTAAGCACGCTCACTATCAGGTAGTTTATCCATGGCTTCGTGCCATATCATGTCCTCTGTAGCTAATAATCCATGGTTTTGCTGTAGGTCCTGTAATCCTAGCATATCATCTTCTGCTACATGGGGTAGTTTCTTAAAGCCGCGCCGTATGCGTTTACCGACGGACATATACATATACACGGTTCGTGCAGCGTGGGCGCTAATCTGGCGGCCTTTACGCATTTGCTCCCAACCATTAACCGCTTCGCTTATCTTTTGTGATATGGAACGGTGCCCGTGATACATAAATAGGTGCCCACGGCTGCGTAATGTTTCCATCATATCGTAGAGAAAGTACCCAGCCTGAGCTAGAACCAGCCAAGATCCTTCTGCTAGATCCAAATCATTCACATCATATATTCTTTTAAGTATACCGTCCTCTTGGCGTGGCAGATAACTCTTTGGTACGCGCTTGTTTATACGTTTAGATATACGCGAGGCAATAGGGTGTATGTTTTGTGGTACACGGTACGATTGCTCTAATACCTCATAACCGCCATTCAGCCCGATAAAGTGTTCAACATCCGCGCCTGCCCACTTGTATATGGCTTGATCATCGTCACCAGCACAATATATCTTTTCAGAGTATTGCTCTATTATATGCGCGACATCCCATTGTAGTGGAGATAAATCTTGAGCTTCATCAATAAAACTTACGTCAAGGTTAGGGCAGAAGCGTGAGCTCTCATTAACAAACACCTCTAGCATATCGGTGAAATCATATAGTTTCAGCCTGTTTTTATAACTTTGTAAGGATCGTGCGACATAAGAAAGGCTTATCCAGTCTATTTCTGTATCTGATTTGTTATATTGCTCTTGTAAGGACACCTTACGCAGCCGTGCTAGGTTAATGATACTAAGGTAAGGATCGCTGTTGGCTTTGCTTTCTAATAAACTATCCGTGTTTTCTAATTTATCAGCTGCAATCTTAATACCTATGGCATCAGATAACTCTCTATAGTGCTCGGGTTGCATGATTTGTTCGCTACGAATACCTGACAAGCGCAAGGCAAAGCTATGGAGAGTACGAAACCAAGGTAATTGGTTTTCGGTTAGGCCAAATCTTTGACAGGCTCTATCTACAGCTTCGTAGGCCGCTTGGCGTGTAAAGGCAAAGTACCCTATTTTAGAAGGGGATATGCCTTGTGTTAACGCTTCATCAACCTTATTCAGTAGAGCTGTTGTCTTCCCTGTTCCCGGGGGGCCGTATATCCTGAATATCTTTGTCCGCATTTCTCTCTGCTATCTTGTTAACTATCACGCGCACACGCTCGCGTGTCAGCCCGTATTTCTTACCTATGGCCGTAAGGGTCATTTCCCTATTCTTCCGTAGGTCGTACATTTCGTTATTTCTTTTCCAAAATTTACTGATCATGTTTTTATCCTGATATGTCAAATTCCCAATCTTCCTCAAACTCTTTCATGCTACCGTATCTTTTTACAAAGAGGGGTGTTTTTTCACCCATCCATGCGCCTATGACGTTAAAGTTAAAGAAATCTAATGCCTCTTCATAATCCATACCGTCGCGTTTACACAAAATAGCTATACACTGGTCTTTATCATACGCTATAACATCTTCCATTCCTATGCGTTGCGCAACGCCAAGGAAAGCTTCATCAAATCCGTCTGCCTTTAACATTAAAACACCTCATTGTTTTCTTGAGCACCAAAGTCAGGAGCGTTGAGCTCCACATTTACAGCATCAAAGGACGGTATCTGCCATACACGAATAGGCCGTCCTTTAATCTTTAAAACTACACTTTCACCACCCATATCGCGCAAACGTTGCGCTATCTTGTGGCTCTTATATTCAAAAAATTTGTTGCGTTTCAGAAACGCATCAAAGTCTTTTAAACGAAAGTATGTCTTTTGCTGTTCTTCATCTGTCCATGGGCGCTTCAATAAAATCTCTTCTTTATCTTGAGCCTGTTGCATATGCCGACAGAAATCTTCTAGGTAATCATAAAACTGGCCAGTTATACTGGCGTCTTGAGCTACTTCTATAATGGCGCTCTCATTATCCTTCATCTCTTGCATTAAAGCGCCTATTCTGTTCTCCCATGCTATCTTGGAAACAGAGCGCGGCATAAAGTTTAATTGCTCCATGCAAGATCTTTGAAAGGTCGCTTGGTTAAGTAAAGCATCCGTATCCATCTCTAAGGGTTCGCCGTTCACATCGACAAACCATACGGGCGGCGTAGAGTTATATTTGCGTAGGTTAGCAATCACCGCGCCTTGTACAGCCGCTCCTACACCATGTTTTCGCGTAAGACATAAAGTCTTATTGCAGTGCGCGTTAATAGGTGCATCACTACACTTATATATGTAGTCTTTTTTTTCCAACTGCTTCGCTACAATGTTTACTTCATTTAGTGGTAAGGGTGGATCAAGATACTCCATATTGTATTTAAGTATCTCTGACTCCCAGCTATCTGGATACGCTTTACGCAGATATACCCCAAGGTTAAACAAGCCATTGTTACGTCCCCCCTCAGATATCTTATTCTGCGCCAGTATCTGTAAACACGGGGGCCCGTCTTTCAAGGGGTTTTGTTCTTTGGTATCGCCTATTTGTATCTTTGCTACTTGTTCAGGCGTTTGTTTGTATTTCTCATATAATTCTATAAACTCGTCAATCGTGGCACCTGTTCCGTCGTCTTTGATGGCATACCGCAGACCATCCTCTGCGTTAAAATAAGGTAGGTTTAGGAAATTACCCACATCATCACGATCTAAATGTAATTTTATCTGCTTTGGAAATATCTCACTACCGCCATAACCAAGGGCAGCAGAGATCTGTTGTAGCGTAAGCTGCATATCCTTTGCTTCTATCCATTCTGTAGTAAACAGAAAACAATGCGCTCCACCTGATTTGGAACGGCATATAACTAAAGGCAGCTGTAATTTTCTAATCTTTTCTATAAGCGTTTTGTGATCTAGGGGGTACTGATCAACATCAATACACCCCCAAACACATTGGTTCTCTTCATTTATGGGGATAATACCAACACCGCGTCCTTTTCCAGACAAGTGTCCTTCCCATAGTTCTGTGGTCCGTGGCTCGCGTATGATGGCGGCTCGGCCCGTGCTCTTACCATTTAACTGCTTCTTATCTATCGTAAACGTGCCATACGCTAGTTGCAGACCGTTAAAGATAGTGGCAAATTTCTCTACTAACGACATAATAGCTCCCGTTAAAAAAGGCGGCTTTCGCCGCCCTTAACTAAAATGGTATTTGTTCGTTAGAAGCACCGTCAGTTTGTTGGTGCTTAACTTCGACAGAACCCTCTTGAACACTCTCAGAAAAAGTCTTAGCCTGTTCGTAGGTATCTAAGTCTTTCTGAAACTGTGCGGGGTTCTTACTCATAGTCTCTTCACTTAAAAGAGGACCCTCGAGTTGCATTTCCCAACCGTGCCATGAACCTTTGTCATTTTGCTCGGCTAGGGTCTTCAGCCTAAACTTGTACGCAAATCGAGCAAAGCCGTCTTTCTGGCATTGAGCCATAATCATGCTGTTAAACTTGCGTGACTTTTTAAGCTGTGTAGACTTCATCGGTATCAGAGCTGTTTCTGCCGTTCCGTCTTTCCCAAGCATCAAAACAAAGTGCTGATGGGTTTCTTCGATGTAATCTCCGCTACCGTCATCAACATACTCTTTATTATCCTCTTCGGACCGATTTGTCTTTGGGCACTCTTGCCGGGTCTTGTAGACCGTAGGAGCGCCGCTCCCTTGCCCTCTGGGGGCCCATCGGAGAAATTCACGCTGATAAGCTACTGGAACAATTACAATGCCCTCTTTGCCGCTATATGAGGCTTCTGTAACACTATTATAAATGTCGCCCTTTCTAGCATCTTCTAGCTTATCAAGCATTGGATCAACACCCGATAGTATTTTTAGAAACGGTAAAGCAAGATCTTCTTTGCCGACGTTCTCGTTTCCCTTCCCTACGTCTTTTTTTAATGTAGCAAAATCAAATGCTACTACGTTTGTGGCTTTCTTTTCAGCCACTGATTTACTCGCTTCAGCCATTTTTAGCTCCTTTCGCTTTAGTAATAACGGCTCGTTGACCAACATACGCCCCAAATAACTCCATTGGGAACTCTTCACCTTTCTCAACACGCTCTTTAATCCAACCCCGTAATGACATGGGTTCGATCTTTTCGGTCTGGTTCGGGATGTAACCTTCTTTTTCGGCAAAGGCTTTGAACGAAGACGCTTGATCATCTTCTCCGCGTCCAAACTGACAAGAAATTGTGTTTTTAATAATGTCGTCATATCCGTGCTCCCTAAGCCATTCATAAGCAGCTGGTCTGTTATCTACTCGAATAGAAGCGCCATACTGCGGTTTGATAGTTACTTTTGATCCATCTGTTAGTGTAAACTCCAAAGAGTTTGCTTCCGTCATTAAAGCGGGTAGGTCTTCATCCGTCATCTTCAACAACTTCTTCTTCTCTTCTTTGAACTTTTCCTCTAACTCTTTAACAAAAGCATCTTGCTTAATGATAGCGTCGGCAAATCCAGTAAGCGTGGATAAGTCTTCATTATCTAACGTATGCTTGGAAAATAAGGAGCCTTCCTTGGCGTCCTCTTGTAGTTTCTTCAGTATGTCCATATATCGTCCTTTCTGTTTCGCGATTAAAAACCTTTTCAGGTCTTGACATAACCATATATATTCGTATATATTCCTTTAGTCAAGAGGTAATTATGAAAAAATATAAATTTAAAACAAAACCGTTTAAACATCAGGAACAAGCTTTGAACGAATCGTGGTCCGCGAAGTATTATGCCCTGTTTATGGAGATGGGTACAGGAAAATCTAAAGTGGCTTTAGATACGATGGGTATGCTTTATTGTGATGCTCAGATAGAAGCGGCTCTTATTATATCCCCCAAGGGTGTATATGATAACTGGGTGCAAGGCGAGATACCCACACATTTACCAGATACTATTACAACTAACGTAGTGCGGTGGCAGCCGTCCAAGGCACAGTGGTTTCAAAAACAGATGAAGACATTAGTGTATGAGAAGTTTGACGGGTTGAAGATATTTGTAATGAACACAGAAGCGTTGTCCACGCCCCGTGGGGCCGCTGCCTCACAGACGTTCTTGGAGCACAACCCTAAGAATATTGTGGTGGTAGATGAGAGTACAACAATTAAAAATAGAGCAGCGAATAGAACAAAGAATATTATGGCGCTCAAGGGTTTGTCTAAGTATAGACGTATTCTAACGGGCTCCCCTGTGACCCGCAGTCCGATGGATTTGTTTAGTCAATGTATGTTTCTATCTACTTATGCGCTTAACTTTAAAAGTTTCTTTGCGTTCCAAAATAGATATGCTTTGGTTCAAAAACGCACAATGGGGCCAAGATCGTTCAATGAGATTGTTGGGTACAGACGGCTGGATGAGCTCAATGGTAAGCTAGATGATTTTAGTAATCGTGTGTTAAAAGAAGATTGTTTGGATTTGCCAGATAAAATGTATACCAAGCGGCTGGTACCGTTGTCCGAGGAACAAAATAAATCATACAAAGAGATGAAACGGTTAGCGTTGACCAAGTTAGCTAATGGTGAGCTGGCTACAACGCAGAGTGTATTAACACAGATTATGCGACTGCAACAGATATGTTGTGGTCATATATC